ACCGCCACCCTGCACTGGCGCAGCCATAGGCCGACTTGCATTCAGCAAATTAAAAATATCTTCATAATATTTTTTCGCCATCTCAATGTCCTAAAGTTCTTTTGCCATTACAGACCATTGGGGGCTGTAACCTTCATCTCTTAAAAATGTCTTTGACCAGCCTCTGCGGCCTGCCAAAGTCACCCTGGTGCAGCCAATAGATTTGCCCCAGGATTCGATCAATGGTCTCATCCTCGAGAGTTCATCTAGGTCGCCACCAGCCAGAAAATAATGCAAATTCTTTAGCCTGGGGTAGACAATGACCTCTGTCAACACCACCGAGTCTTTGGCCGGCCACAGCTGCAATCTGTGATCTTGGACCATCTCGGCAATGTCGTCAAAATTATGTGTGCCTCCAGAGTATTCTAAGGCAGCCTCCACATGCTGGCGAAGTCTCTCTAAATGTTCCTGGTCGCTCATCTCTTACCCGATGGGACTGCATCGAGCCTCATCACCCCAATGCGCCAGTCAGCCAACACCGCACCAGTCACCTTCACATTGACCTGACGCGCTGCAAACCTGACATCCGTTGGATTGGCTGCCGTATATGGCCCAAATGTGGATTGCGTGCCAGTTGGGTAATTGCGGGTTTTAAATGAAACCACAGCTTCACCCAGCGTCTGCTCATCTGGAACAACTTCACGCACACTCATAATGTTGTCGCCATTGCCCAATTGCACTGGGCCAGACTCAGCGTAAACGCTGGCGCTGTCATAAGAAAAGCCAACCTCATGCTCATAGACATAGCCATCAGTAGACACGGCCATTGGGTTGCTAAACACACCGGCATCAGTGCCAGCAGTTCTGGCCAATAAGCCTATGTTCCAATGGTTTTCTCTATAGTTATAAGTGACATAGCTGTCATTCTCATTGCTTCCGCTGCTTGGGTAGTACCACCAAATCTCACCAAACTTGCTGTTGTGGACCGCATAGACTTTGGATGATTGGTTGAAGTTGATATTGCCAAACACATAGTCGGACACATCACTTGGCAGTGGCTTGACATATCCGTCATATATCCAAAAGCCTGACTTGCTCATCCAAATGGCAGCAGTGTCAATGGCCGCCACAGACTGGGCTGAGATCAATCCGCAGCCACTGCCGGCCTTCTCAAAGCCATAAACGAATGGAGCGCCAACATACTGGGCCGTGTGGACATCCACATCGGTAAACAGCAAGTTGATGCCCTTAACGCGCTTGCCAGCGATCAGAGTGCCAGGTGTGGCCAGCTCATAGTCGCCTGCCTGGTTGTCGCCTGCCGGTGTCCAAACTGTATTGTTCTCCTGGTCGCACCACTGGACCTTTCTTGGATTGCCACCAGCGCCAAGTGCAAACATGATGCGCTCGGCTGTGACAAGCACCGCTTTGTTGCCCGTTGGCGCATTGGTAATGACCGCGGCCAATGTGGGTGTAGTAAAACCCAATTGCCACTCATAGAGCTTGCCATCCGAATTGGAGCAAGCAATCAAATACTCACCCCATGTGTCCATGGACCATGTGGTGGCCGGAGTGACGTTGCCTGTGTCTGGGCGTGCTGTGCCGTAGCTGAAATTGCCATAAGTGCTGTACCCATAGCCAGTCTTAAGGACAGCATTAGCAGAGCCAGCCGTGAATCCACTTGGCGTGATTTCTTTGATCGTGCCAGATTCGTTCATGGCATACAGCTTGGTATGCGTGCCAATGCCAGTAAATCGTGTGGCGCTGTTGTCGCGCCAGCTCAAGAATCCTCGGCACATTCCGCTGATTTGGGTCGATGAGCGCTTTCTCCAGCCACCCATGGGCCGCAAAGTGTTCTCGTACCAACGCACCAAGTTTGCATCAAACCATCGGCCTGCTGCCTGATACTCAGTGCCATTGCGATAAATGCCTGGAGGTAATTTGAGTGGTATGTACATGGCTATATTGTTGGTAAGTTGGACACAAAGCTCATTGTCGCAATAACTGAGGCCGTTGACGGGTAATTGCCAGATGCTGCATAAGCCTGGATGCTGATTGCAGTGCTGTCAGTTTCCCACCAAAGCTCAACATAACTATTTGCATTTAAGCTCACAAAGTAATTCCAGCCGACCAATGCATGGCCATTAATAGAGCCATGCTTGCTTGGCACTGAAATAAATCCAGTTGAGCCAGTCACCACAGTTCCATTAATCTTGAGCCACACCCTAACATCATGGTCCTGTGAGTCTGTATTCTCAAACTGGCCAGACCATTGCAGATTCCAAATGCCACCATCAGCCACTGTGATGCGTGAATTGCTTGCGACACTCACGCCATTGGCGTAGTCGACAGTATTCAGTGTCATGGCATAGGCCGTGTTGGCCGCTGCCGCTGTTTGGTCAGCTGTGCTTTGAAACGCCCCATAGGGGTTGTTCATAAACTTGCCGCCTCTTGGACCAAACAAAGACCCCAGCACTGTTGTCACTTTTCTGAAGTAACCATTCAAAGCGCTGTAATTCTCATTCAAGTGCCTGCGCTCATACGCTTCTGGGGGAAAACCCAGACTCGGTATGGATGGAGACTCTAATTGTTGCTTGACATTGGCCATGTCTAATTATGTCAGGACAGACAGCGCATGGTTGATATGTTTGATCCTGTCATCTAAGCCAATAAAGCCGCCATTGATCTTTTTGGTCATGGTCCGGTAGTCCTGGTTGTCTGCATACTGGTTGAGCTTGTGGGTGTTCCAAAACCAGCCGGCAGTCAGCGCAGCATACTGGGGCGTGGCCACCAGCTCCGGCTGCATGATCAGGTCCACGCCAAGGGCTTTGCCTGCGTGGTGGTAGTTCGCAGACCCTGTGAGCTGGATGCAGCCCCTTCCAATAAACCGCCAGGCATCGCCTGATGCCTCATCCCTGTTGCCCATCCGGTTGCTGTAAACAGCCGTGGCAATAGCCTTCGGGTTTCTGGCGCAGGCTTGGGCCTTGGCAGCATCAAAGCGCTTGGGCCAGAGCTTTTGCAGTGCCTCTGCCCTGTAGTTTAAGTTCTCTTGCAACACCTTGAAATTGCCACACTCATGGCCACACTGGCCAATGAATGCAGCCTGGCGCAGTGGCGTTGAAATGTCAAAGCGCTGGAATGTCTCATTTAAGGCATCGACCCATTCTGGACCAATGTGCAGCCGTGCCAGTTGCTCACTATTGACCATTGACTATGCTCCTCACTTCGTTGTAGGCGTTGATGCAGGCGTTGAGCTTGGTGATGGCTTTGTCTCCTTCGGCTGCGAGGTCGATAAGAGTTGCAATAGTCTGTCGCTCAAGTTCGCTTGCATCGGCTTGCTCGGGTCTGATATCTCCAGTGGGAGCGCTGGCACTTGCACTGGCTTGTGGACAACTTGGGGCTGGGAGCCGCAGCCGGCCAGTGCGAGCAAGCTCATGCATAGCAGACTGTTTTTTGACAATATCATCTTGGGCCTTTCTAAGTTTTGCTTCCTGATCTTGTAGTTTCTCGCCAAGCTCTTGTTCTTTGGCTCGGGCTTCATCATTCTTTTTGGCAATGGCAATCTTCATGTCATTGTCCCTGTCTTGCCAACCGAAGTGATAGCCACCGCGGTAAGTCCCAAACAAGGTTATGCACAGACCAACCAAAATCCATGGCAGTGGGATTCCAAACATTATTGTGACTCCTGCCTAGCTGCGGCCAGCTGCACACGCTCATGGTCATCCTCAAGATGGTCCGGTGGCGTTGTGGGTGGTGGGCCAGGGGTCCATGACTCATCTAGTGGAGGGTTGACCCATTCTGGCAATGCACCAGATGGCGCGACCCATGCATTAGATTGGCCATAGGATGGCGCCACAGGCGCTGTAACAGGCGCGGGGGCACTAGGAGCAGGGCCGGGTGGTGCAGGCGTTCCTAGAGCCTTTGCAGTGGCGCTCACAGCCCGTTTACTCATCACCCCACCAATGCCGCCAACAATCAATAGGACCACATCATTCAACATTTTTAAAAGGGCCTGGTCAATGGGCGCCATAGTCTTGATTGGCTGGGTGACAAAGATGATGCTATACAAAAACGCAACAACAATGAAACAGAGAATCAGGGTCACTGAAATGACCACAAACCCCCAGACCCTGACTTCGATTTCGTCAGGGGTTAGGTTTAGCTTCAGATGGTGGTGTTGCAATTTGCTTCTCCAAAATAGGGGCGACCAGGTATTCGGGGCAAGTCTGGGTAAATAGACACTTTGGCTTTTGACACTCTAGCGCGTGGAAATTATCAGGATTCTGACACTTGTAGCGATACCGGTCTTCGCATCCAGCCAGCATTATCAAAGTAATTGCGAGTAGATATTTCATGCGTATACATCCACAGAATTAGGTTTGACCCATTGCGATTTGATCTCTTTGGTCTTGTGGGCCAATTCTGCCTGCCTATTTAGTATTTGCAGCTCTTTTAGATTCTGCTGCCTGATCACCCTCTGGGCCTCTTGGAGCATTTTTGCATTGGCCTGATATGGCGTGATTTTCATTTTCCAAGCCCCACCTTTCCAAGCAGTAGATTGACGATCCGGTCCGACAAGTCATCAGGTAAAAAGTTCAGAAAACCTAGAAACCACCAGGCAACACATCCATAAATGAATACCTTCAGAAACATATCAAACTGCTTCTGGTATTCGTTCATCTTCCACACCCACCTTTTGGACACAGACTCATCAATTCGTTGATTCCAATGAACACCAAAAACAAAACAAAGACAATGCCGCCAATGATGATTGCCCACTCTTGCATCTCTTCGTCTCGCTCTTTGGCTTTCTTTTCCTCAGCTCTTAACGCTGCCATCTCTTTGGCATCATCCCTGTCCATCTCTGCCTGTCTAGCTTTGATCTTATTCCAGACATCAATTTTTCCAGTAATCATGAATAGCTGCTTTAACTCCTCCTCAAACGCTCTGGCTTGCTCTAACGCCATCTCAATCTGAAGCGCAGTACCCATGTTAGAACCCTTTTTAGAGTTCTTGGCTTGAAGCATTGCTTTTGTCGCCTGGCTCTTAGCGTCAAACATCTTGCCCAGCATGGGGGCTAAAGAGCCTAAATCATTGGCGACCTTACTCGCCTTCTTGACCATGCTGATGGCGCTCTGGAGGCCATTTAGGGCCGTCATCGGATCAATGATCATTTCCTCTTCTCCCACTTGAGACAAACAACTTTCCGATTGTAGACATCACCGGTCCATGTCCACCTGGTGCATCTATATTCGGCAGCTGCGGCCAATAAGACCAGAGCATAGATCATGGCCAAAACAAAATGATGACAAAAAAGCACCAAATAATGGTGATGACAAACAAGACCGCAGCAATGATTGCCACGGCCCAGTCTCTCATAGCCCAAACATTTTCTTAATAAACTCGGCAGCCACACCTGGTCCAAGCAGAACGGCCATGATTGCAGCGTACAGCAGATACTCAATCTTGGTCATGCGTCTGTCGCCATCTTTGAGGCTGTTGGCAATGCTGCTGTATCGCTCTGCGCAAATGGCCTCATGGACCGCTAATCGTTTATCAACATCGGCATCCATGATCACTGCACAGTTGATGCGTCTTTAGGGGTCTGCGCTTCGGCCTGTTCTTTGATTTTGACGATCAGAGGCCATACACCAGACTTGGCTGGCATCTCACCCAATACATTCAAAATGAATTGGACTTCGTTTTGATCTAACTCTAATTTCATGCTGCGCTCCAAGGCGTACCAGTAGCCTTAACAGGATTCTTCAGCAAAGCAATCTGAGCCGCCAAAGAAGCCTCTGTCGCTGCTTTGTCAATGCTTTCCCATACCCACTCTAGTACAGTAGCTTCTGTGAGGTTTGCATAAGGAATGGCAGGAGTGCCTTCAGCCCATGAGACTGTTGCGTAGGCAGAGGCAGAGTGTTCTCCGTCAACTGCTGTAGCTGTCCAATGTGCTGTTGTTACAAAGCCATTAGAGACTTCACGATCAAGGGTAGAGATTTTCCAAGTTACTGACATGATGTTTTCCTTTTAAAAAGTTAGTTAGATTCGAGTTGTGCCACACGCTGACGCAAAGATTGAATTTCAGCCCACATCACAGGGATAAGAGCAGAAGCATCCATTTGCTGATACACAGGATTTCCATCTTTGTCTACTGCGTCTTTTTCACCAGTATGTGCATAGACTGGTGTTTCGTGAGCAATAAACATTGGGCGTTCTTCTGTTGCCCATTTCATCTTGCCCATGTAAACAGGCACAGAATCAATCAATGCACCGCTGTTAGTTACAGGGCCACTAATGTCTTTTGCTCTGTAGTCAGAAGTCGTGTTGTAAACAACTAAACCACCAGCACGATTATAAGAAATGCTACCTCTTGTGGTTATAGTTCCTTCTGTACCAAAGGTTTGAAAAGCATTATTACCAGTAGTGGCTTTATTCCAAACTACTAAAGTGCTTGCGGCACTATTAGTATTAGCCACCCAAATACCATCACTAGAGCCACCAGTTGAATTAAAATAGGCTATAGGTGTTGAACCATTATTGCTTGTAATGCCAACCAGCAAGTTACCATTTGAATCAAGACGCATTCTTTCCGAACGATTTGCGTCAAATGCAGAAGTCCAGAATGACAATCCAATTGAACGGCTTAAACCGCCTGTATCTTCAGATGGCGCTCCAATTGCGGCAGATTTGTTTAAATTGCTTGGAACGTTGCTGTTTGAAAAAACAAGTGAACTTCCAGAGCCAGCATTGTTGCCTGTACCACCTGCATAGTCCATCCAAAGCGTAGCGTTTGGTGTAAGTGTTGTTGCAGATGCACCAACAGTTCCGTTGTAAGTGGTTAGTTTTCCATTAGAAGCTGTAGTCCCCACCAGCAAGTTACCACTTGAGTCTATACGGGCACGTTCTGCGCTATTAGTCCATAAAGCAAGACCATGATTTGTTAAAGTTCCAACAACACCAACAGAATCAGCAGAACGGGCTTGAATAAAAGTGTTTACTGTTCCGTCTTTAATTTGTGCGTAAGTTCCGCTACTGCCTTGAACGACAAGCCTGCTATCAGGACTTGTAGTCCCCACTCCCAAATTCCCACTAGCATCCAGAGTCATTGCCTGAGTAAAGGTAATGGCGTTTCCTGCTGTGCCTGATGCGGCTGTGTTCCAAATGTGTGCGCCATCATTCTGGTAATACTGTGCGGCAGGTTGCGTAAGGCTATAAATCCAATTTGTGCCGTTGTAATAACTGTTTGTGCCAAGCCATAATTGACGACCTGCAACACTATCGGTACGACCACCGATATAACTTGCACCAGCACCAACTTGCATTACTTTGAAAATGCTACTCCAAGCACTAGGAAT